TACGCCTTTAGAAACCAGTGCTAGGTCTTTGAGTGTATCGTTGAATTTTTCCGCACCCTTGGCCGCATCCTCGCCAATCGCTGCGCCAAGATCCTTCGCCAACTGAATCTGATGAGCAATGGCTGCACTGCCGCCGTTGAGTAGCGGGATCATCCCTGCGCCAGCTTTGCCGAAGATCACATACGCGTCGGCTGTCTTGGTCGCGCCGTCTGCGTAACCGGCGAACTTGTCGGCAATCTCGCCGAGCAGAACATCCGTATTCTTGATGTTGCCACTGGCGTCTTTTACGTTGATGCCTAGCGCCGAATACGCCGATGCGTATGCTTTGACGCCATTGCCGGCTTCCGCCGCGCCCTTGGCCAACTTGACCATGCTGGCCTGGAACGACTCTTGGTCAACGCCTGACTTTTGGGCGGCGCTGGCAAGCCCGGCGATTGAATCCGTTGCGACACCGATCTTCTGCGCCAACTTGAGCGCCTGATCCTGCGTTTCGATCGCGCCTTCAATGAAACCGCGAAACGCCTCGACGCCAAGGCCGATACCAATGGCCGCGCCAACGCGCTCGAATGTCTTGGTTACCCTCTCAGCCGCTTCGGTCGCCGACTGAGCAATCTTGCCCATGTCGGATTGGAACTTGGCCGTGTTGGCCGAAAGCTCCAGAACCATGCTGCCAAGATTCGACATTTTTTCTAATCCTCAAAAAGAAAAAGGCCCGCGGTTGCGGGCCTACCAATCGTCACTGAGCAATCGTTCTTCGATGCTGTCTTCTTCGGTTTCATCGCGCGGTTTGAACAATAGGCAATCGCTCAGCGTGACTGGATTGCCCTTGGTAGGATCGCGGTTAATGTTGATTAGATCGGAGCGCAATGCCGCAATGGGCATCTGCGAGTTGCTGCGATCGTCAATTGGATAAGCAGAGCAGAATAGGAGGAACTCGGCGGCTTCACGATGCGATAGTTTCGCCTTCGCCTCGCGCGGTGTTAGCCCTGTTCTGGCGAACAAGGCCCACCAAACATACTCCGAGCCCTCTATGCGTTTTTTGCGACATCCTTCGCATTGTCATCGGTGCCGTTGAGCCTACCGATTTCCTTGCTCAGTTTCATGGCGATGCTCTGCGGCAATGCCTTAGCCTGCTCGAACGTCAACTGTTCGCCATTCTCGGTGCATGCTCTGGCGATGAGATTCGGGCTGAAGTTCTCGCGGCCCTGACGTTGCTTTTCCGCGTCCTGATGATTCAGTGCACTGGCCAGCTCCAAGAACGCGCCGTGGCTCAGTTCGCTCACATTAAACGTGCGCTTCTTCCCATGACGCTCGATGACTACTTCACTACTGTCGAAATCTTCGTATTTGCTCATTTTAATTCCCTGCCGTTAGATTAGATGCAACCGACGTGACGCACGCGCCACGGCAAGGAGACGCGCTTGTATGCGCCACGCCGGTTGCAAGACGATTGCCGTTAGGCTTTGAAGTGATACGTCTTCGGGCCGCTACGCTGGACCGAGACGGTCATGCCTACGTTCTTGTCGATCTGGAAATCCAGTGGCGCGTCGGCGACGTAGCCTTGGAACTCGACATAGGTACGCGTGCTCGGCCAAGTGATAACGCCAGTGCTGGCGCTCACGGTCGGCGGCGAAGTGCCGTCAGACATGCCGACGATCCATGTCGTGGTGAGGTCGCTGATGTCCATCGCAACGATGTCCTGATGAGATACCTTGGTTGGGTCGAAGTCCAGGGGGACAGAGATCGCGCCGGGGCTTGCCATACCAGGGCCGAATTTCTTTTCGGTATCCTCAAGGCAAGTCGTATCAATCTGCGATTTGGAACCGCCGATAGGACCGAAGCCCTTCGGGCAGCCAACTTGAACGAGCGTGTATCCGTTCGAGTTCGTATAGACGAACCAGGCGGAGGTCTTTTTGGTTGAGAGACTCACTTTTAGGTTTCCTCATCGATGGGGTTGCCACGCCTCACGGCGTTGCGGATCGGCTGCCTCACGGCAGTCGTTTTCCCGAGCGTGCACGGCCCGGAAATTGGCACCCCGAGTAGGATTCGAACCTACATCTACGGTTTTGGAGACCGCTGCTCTGCCTGATTGAGCTATCGAGATTTGAATGAGTGCCGGGGCAATGGCCCCCGGCTGCTTGAGTTCCTGTCATCTCGACAGTGATTGGGGAATAGATGCCGGGACAAGCCCGGCACGGGCGTAAAGCCCCGGAGTGAGCCGCTACTGAATTGCAGCCATTACCGCGCGCGAGAGGTGCCTAGGCACTCACGCCAAGCCGCAGCCGATACCGGCCGCGGAATTCATCTGGACGTCCAGTAGCTTGAATCAAAACTCCAACGCCATAGCTTCGTATCGCTCTCGCGCGTCTCGGTCGGCCCGAATATAACGTTGGCGTTCGTCGCCTCTATAGCGTCCTGTGCGGCTTGACACATCTGCCGGGACTGTGACTGGCTCAGCGAATAGAAGTCGCATTGAATGCGGGAATTGTCCGTTTCCGGAGCCCCGCTTATTTGGTTCTCTGGAACGGCAGAAACGATAGTCCATACCGCATATGGAGCAACAGCGTTTTCCTCAGCCTGCGTGCGATAGACGCGAGTCGTGATCGCAGCAAGCGCAGTGACAAGCGTAGATTGAACGTCAGCCAGCATTAGAGATTGTCCAATCGACTAGCCAAGTCATCGCGGAATTCCTCTGGCAACTGATTCTTTGTTTCCTCGAACGCTGGACGCATCCATGGCGTAGCCGGCTCATGCGATGTGCCGAGCTCGGAAAATCGCGCATAGAACAATGGGCCGTGATCGTGGTACTTCCCGCCGACCTTGCCGGCCGCACGGTTTCTTGCTGTGTCTTTGTAACGCTTGGCGTTCCGGCGCACGGTCACGATATACGTCACCATGCCGGACTGACGCGAGCGCACCTTAGCCACGATGATGTTGTTGAGTAACGTTCCAGTGAGCACATGACCTCGCGACTGCAAGTGCGCCTTCACTGAGTTCTGCAACGTCACCGCGCATTTGCGCAAGGCAGTGCCGACAGGCTTTAGCGCCGTCTTCTCGCCAACCGTGTCGCTGATTTTCTGGATGCGTACCTGCAATTCTTTCAGACCACTGAAATATGCGGTTTCGCTCATGCCGCCATCTCAAAACAAGCCAAGGCAGACCCGGGCGTTTTATTCACCACGCGAACTCCGCGTTTCGACAAGTGCTGGCCTATAGCCGCAAACTGATGCTGGAATTCAGCGAACCGAGTCACCGCGGTGTTCCTCAAAGGTTCTTGGTACTTGCCGAAGTAATGAGAACCCTGCATGTCAAATCCATGCAGTTCTATTTCATCGGCCTCGAATATCTGCTGTGCGACAATCAGCGCAATGGCGCCAGAGTTGGATTGAGATGAAAGCAAACCTTCGCATTCGATTTGCTCAACGCCATCAATCTTCCGCGTGCTGAACTTTCGCCCGGAGAACTGGTGAGCTTGCGGAAACTGATTCCACCACTGCCGATCCTGAGCCACCAGAGCGTCAGCCCAGGGAGCAAGGTCTAGCCCGACATTGCCAACCGCGATCACTACATCCGCGCCGCGACCGCTGTCAGCTACGGCCTGAGACATGCTCGGCCCTGGTGCCAGAATGCAAGCCTTCATCAGCCTACGCGGTTCATCTCAATACGAGCGAAGTGCCACAAGTCAGCGGCGGGCGCGTTCTTGTACCAGTCGAAGGCGGGCATGCCGGCAGTCCAATGCAGAATCTTCGCATCTTCGTGCGGGTGGCCCTCATCGACCAAGCGATTCCATTGCAGCGGCAATTCACCAATCGCGGTATCGTTGATGAACTTCAGCGACAGCAAGTCGATTGGCAGCAATTCATTGATGTCGATCTTCCATGCCGGATGCTCGCAATTCACCAGCATTACGGATGCCCAATTCTTTCTTTCGTAGTTCATGTTCGGGCATTCCATTGCCGTCCCGCGGTATTTCGTCCGGTGCTGCGTTTTGTATGACTGATGCTTGACCACTTGCACGGCGTAGGCTGGGTCGAAAAGCGAATCAAGTTCTGCGATATCCCCAAGGCATAGCATGTCGCAGGCGTCTACGAAGATCGCATGGCCGCGGTAGTTCATCAGCTTCGGCACCAAGAACCTGGACAGCGTGAAGGCGTTCGAACCCTCGCCCATACCCATCGACGCGAGCGGGGTGATGCTCACCGGCTTAGTGCAATTCCGCAGAACGCTGTCAGCGAAAACATGGAACCCAATCGCTTCCCTAACATCATGGCCGCAGAACAAGTTAATCACGGCCGCAATGCCTCCACTCGCATGTCACGATTCCCGCGCGTCATGTGCATCTGCGGCGGCATGATTCGCACATCTTTGAAACCGTGATCGGCTACCAGCGCGGATAGCGTCTTCGGTGAATAGCCCCAAAGATGTGAAACAAACATACCGCCAGACTTAGGCGATCCGTAGATAGCCCATAGCGACAATTGATCGCTAGTTCCATTGAGAAGATTGCGACAAGCCGACTCGATGTTCGGGCATTCCAGAACAAGTTTGCCACCTGGTTTCAGCAGGCGCTTGAACTCGGCGATTACCGCATCCGCATTGAAACGATGAACATGTTCTATAACGTGAATCGACATGACTTCATCGGCGCAGCCATCCTCCAACGGAATCTGCTGCCTGATCTTGCCGTCGTCGAACTCCATCGTGTAAATCAATTCTGGTGCGCGCTCGGCCTTCGGATGTTGCTCACAATCTATATTGTAATAGCCGTCTAAAACCTTTCGGCCTGCCCCGAAGTTGATACGCATCATGCCGCCTTTTTGTAGATAGTCGTATGCGCCGGTTCACTCGGCGGCTCTTTGGTGTAGTAATAGATCGCGAGTGATCTGCGCTGAATGTTCGGCGGACACATCAGCGGCTCCGGATGACCGTGCCAGCTTTCGTCGTTCGTCTCGAAGATCACGCAACGTCCGCCGATTGGCGCAATGAGCTTAGCATTCTCTAGCCCTAGCTGAAGATGCCCGCCCCATTCGTCTTGCCAAGCTTCATTGAGATAGATTAGGACATTGACGCGTCGATGCCAGCCTTTCGGATGCTGGTTGAAATCCACATGCATCTTCAGGAACCCGCCACGCGGGATGCAGTGCAGGCCAGCGCCGAATAAGCCCGGGTCAGCGAATAGTTCGCTTATTCCCGTCGCGCGCTCAATCAGTCCAATGTCGATTGCGTTGGCAACTTCGCGCGCGGTCTTGGCTAACCTTGGGCGGCTCCATTTCTTGCTGCCCTTGCCATCTTCCCTATCCCACTTGCCATGGATAGGCCATTCGCCATTGATCTTGGATACCGTTTCTGCGCTGAGATAGTCATCAATTACCGTGTGCGGGAATGGCTCAGTGAACCTCATTGAGAATGCCCGTCAGCCAAGGCCAAATAGCTCCCTTATCCATCTCATCTTCTGACCATTGCCACCATGCCAGCCGGCGCAGGAACTCGTTGCGCCTTTCCAAGCTTGGCTGAATGCCTTCATCCTCGAGCCGCGACGGATAAATCGCGGCTGCGGCACCGTCCTCGCATACCACCGGTACGCCAGCGCGACAGGCATCAATTGCAACGTTGCTGTGACGGCAGACAACCAGCGAAGATCCTTCCAATACGCTCTCAATTCTCTCAGTAACGGCGGTTGAGTCGCACCGCACTCCGGGCTCGATATACCCGCGCTTTGGCCGATACTTGATCTGCCGATTCGGATGCAGCTTGCGAATCTCGCGTGACTTCAGCTCAGCCCATCCGCTCGCACCAACAGAGCCAGACTTAGGCCCGTTGCCGACCAAGACGATTGGCCCGGATGAATTGCTCACGTCGCGTATCGAAATCGCTGACTGATTGAGCCGCGATGTCCCAGGGTCTGGACCGCGCATAATCAAGTGCGGGCAATGGAAGTCATCCACCGTAACCCGGAACTTCCGAAATTCTGTCTTGCGCTCCCAATATCCAGCATCTAACGCCACGAAGTGGCCTCCGCGCTTCCTGTGTGCTCGCGCATGAGGCAGCCTATCTGACGCCCCTAGCCCATAGAGGATGAGCACGGCGCCGTCCCTAGGCTGGTATTGAGGCATTACAACGGCATCAACTCCAGTTGCTACAGCCCCGCCATGCAGGCGGCGCAGCATATCGGCCGGTCGCTGCCGCGTTCCGGGTGTGATCAGGATGTCGAAGCGCATTTACGTTCAAAGTTCTGCGCCAAGAATGAATGCAATTCTGCGGCAGCCTTCTCGACCGGGTAAGCCGCTTTGATGAACCTGTCGCAAATCTGCTCGCGTGTTGACTGCTCGGAAAGCCATTCCAGCGCCACGCCGAGCTGCTTCGCGTTATCGGCCCAATATTCGCAGCCTGTTGCAATTTCCGTGTAGCCTGATTCAGTGCACCCTATCCAAGGCGTACCAGACGCATGAGCATTCGCCAACTTGACATTGGATTTCCAATTACGCGCCGGATAGCCCTTCGCGTCGCGTAGCGCCAAGACCACATCGCAATCTGCAAGCGTATCCGGATTAACCACAAACGATGCGCCGATTCTCTCGCATGCATTGCGGATCGCCTCGCGCCACTTCGTTATGTAGCTTGCCGATCCTTCGTATCCAACTACTTGTATATTTTCTCTGATCGGATTGCGACGAATGTGCGGACGGTGATGATGCTTGAGCCATAGCACCGGCAGTCCAAAGGGCCGCAAATCTTCCGCCATGCGCGCAGTTGCAGCTATCACGGCATCCGGCTTAATGCGTTCCATCTCGCGCTCAAGCCATGCGAGCGCCTCGCGTTCGTTCCAGTCGTTACCGGCCGGCTGCGGATAGGCGTCCACTAAATCCCACGCCAGCTTCACGCCACGCGAGCGCAATGCGCGAATCGTACGATCTTCCGTACGCTTTACCAGAACCGCAACATCTGCCTCGGCGTTGACGGCGTTCGGGATTGCTTCAGCGCCTAGCGTCGCAGCGAGCTGAATTCCGCGCACGCGCCAGCTTCCGGATGTGCCGCGCCCGGTGAATAGGAGTTTCATCGCGGGCCGGCCCAGTCCTTTGGAGGATCAATCGCCATCCAAAAACAGGCCACCGTGTGCAATATCAATACGCTGCCAAAGACAAGCAAAAGTGCGCAATCTAGCCAGAACATTTTTCACCTTGCCGTGAATTCGAGTAATCGTGCGAACGGCTCGCCGCTCGCTATTTCTTCGTGCGTAAATTGCGCATGCGCGAGCCTGCGGAACATCGCAAGCCTGCCAGCTTCTGTATTGTCCTGAGCCGCAATCCAGCGCGGCTGATGTGATTCGACCTGGATGCCCCACATCAGCGCCTTGACCGCTGCACCGCTGCCCCATGTGATAATGCGACCGCAATTCGCTAGGTCTTCGCGCAGCGGCTTGACGCGCTCAGGGAAGCGCCCAGGATGCGCCCTGAGGCGTCCTTGCTGGCGTTCTGCCCATCCCGGAGGCATTCGATAACAGGCCGGGCCAATTCCGCGACTAGCTAGAACTACTGTCTCGCCATGTACGCGGAATGGCTCAAGTTCAACGCCCAGCGAATCGAAGCGGTCAGGGCCAAGATACGGAAACGTCTCTGCGACATTGTGAAAATCCCTTGCGAGCGTATACCAATCTCGACCGGCGAAAGAATTCCCCCAAGTCGAATTTTCTGCAACGACTACCGGCAGTCCGCGCTCAGTGAAGATGCGCGCAACCTCATCGCCCTCGTGGATGCGCGACCATGTAACAAAAATATCGCCATCGTGCGGATCGCGCGTCAGACCATGCTCGATTCTGAATCCTAGTCGCTCAAGCCCTGCAACGAATATTGCGCGACGTTCTGGAACCGTATAGCGCAAGTTCAAATAGGCGCGCACTACCTGTTAGCCAGAAGTGCGTCCAGCTCATCGTAGAATTGTTTTACTTTCACCGGATCGCTAACGCATTTAAACATCTTTCGCCATGCCCTTAGGCTGGAATGGATGCCATCCGTGTCACGATGAGCCGCGCGAATAGCTCTCGCCCATGTGATCTTCGTAAACATAAATTCTCCTTGCCGAGAATCAACCTTCGTTAAGTAATGCGGTCGCGGGGCAAGTCATCCACTCCAACCCCGAATCAGGATCGCGAATCGGCGCAGACAAGTTGTAAATCGTCGTCTTCGTTCCATCGTCGTGCTCTGCACGCATGCTCGCCCTAATGCGTGAATCATAGCGTATGACAATACGCGTTGTGACTTCTGCATTGATCTTTTCAGATGCCAGCAATTCGCGCGAGCTTAGCGGCTCAATCGCGGCGGCGAATTTCTTATCCGTCGCCTGACTCTCGACCGCTTGCCAATCCGTATCCTGTTCGCCAGAGCTATTGATGAACGTCACTTGCTCCTTGATCGCGATGCGATGCCGCAAGCGCCCCGCAGCCATTCCCTTGATAGCCACTATCTCACCGTGCTTTTACGAAGCGGGCTCAACAAATTGGTTGCCGCATTGCAAAGCGTGTAGCCGTAGCCAGCATCAGCCGGAACAGCGGCAACGCCATCGCCCTCGCGGAAGCGCGACTGCGATGCAATCTCTATTAGAACTGCTGCGCGCACCGCTGGCTTGACCTCATAATCGCCATTCGAGTCAACGACAGGAATTGGCTCGCCGCTACTATCCAGAACAGGTACGTTATTTGCGTCCAATTCGACAACATATAACCTCCACCAATCTTTCAGCCAGCGCGCAACAGCATCGGAAATTGCTGGAATGAAAATCGCCAGCCATGCATCATCGCCATTGCCATCCTGACGAAGTTGCGATCGAGCCTCGGTGATAGTGACTAGCTCAAGCATTGCCATTCAACTTCACCGAGGGCGCAGGACCGAGGTCGCGGCCATTACGGCCGTCAATGCCATCGCGACCGCCGCGAGCGAACAGCGCCCAATCCTCTTTGTTTTCGTGGCATGGTTTGGCTTTGGTATCGCGCAAGGCAATCCAGACTGAGCCTTTTTCGGTCCACGTCTTACCCTTACCGCAAGCCATCCCGTCGCGCCAGTAGCCCTGCCAAACAGGCAATGGCACCGGCTTGATAATCTCGGCACCGCCCTTGCCGCGAATGATTACTCCGCGTTCGTCAAAGTCGAACTCCACCTCGGAGAGGTCGGCACCATCCTTACCGGGCGCGCCATCCTTGCCGATCACGACGCCAAGAGATTTAGTGCGGCCATCAGTCATGGTCGCCACGAGCGAGCCGTCACGGTCGATCAATAAATCAGCGATGCCAGCGCCATCCTTGCCAATGGCGCCGGGGTCGCCTTTCTCGCCATTCTGCCCTGGAATGCCGCGCTGGCCTTCCTTGCCATCGGCACCATCCTTGCCATTCTGAACCGGATGCGCTTCGAAATGCTCGGCGACGTGCAGATCAACCAGCGTCTTGATCTCAGGCCCGGCAAGTAGTTCAGCAACTACGGCCTTCGCTTCGATTGGCTCAGCGTCACGCCCGGGCGGTCCAGTTTCGCCACGCTCAGGCTGCCTCGCCTCAAGCTGCTCAATGCGCTTCAGCAGCGGCGCTGTAGCGTCGCGCACGATTGCGGCCATTGCCTTACCAAACTCTACCGGGTCAAGCATGTACGGCCTCTCGCGTCGCGTCTATCGCTTTTCTCTGCCATAGCTCGTCAGTCAATAGACGAACCGCTTCTGCCGTTGCTTGATCTGGTGCTGGTGCTACTGGTGCTGGCGCCTGCATATTCGGGTCCCACGTCGCCCGATCCGCGAGCATGCCAAGCGGATAATCCTGCTGCTGGCCCCAAAGCGTATCGCCACCCGGCGTCGCGCCATCATTGAATTTCGCACGAGCCTCGTTCGGCGTGCGAATCTTCCCGCCTACAAGTTTGACTTGGACATCCGCCTGCTTACCAAAGTCCATTCGCAGCAAGGGTTCAATATCCATCCATACGCCTAGATTGCCGGTAATGTTAAGACCCTCATCCAGAAGGTTCTCCATCGCCTCAATATGCGTGCTAAGCGCGCCGTCGTAATACATTAGATTGATCGAATCCACGTCCATATTCGCCGGCAATGAGCCAATACCAATCTTGAACGGCGGGATTCCGAACGGCTGGCAAATCTGCTCATCGGAATAGCGCATCTGCTCGACAAGCTGAGAATCTGCGCCTTTCATCGCGAACGATGTGAATTTCATATCCGCGCCGATGACTTGAATCTTGCCTGGATCTTTCGAGACCGTGTTATTCCAATAATCCTTTACGAGTTGTGCATCATCTTCGCTCATGCCTGCTGGGGCGGTGAGAATACCGCCTGGCTGTGCGTTGTTGGCGAAGAATTCAGCACTGCTCTTTAGAATCTTGAGATTCTTCAATGCTGGCCAGTAGGCTGCGCACAACGGCGGCACGCCTACCAATGGATGATGAATCGTGATGCAGCGGTCGTGGATGATTTCAGACGCCTGAACCAATAGGCCTGCGGTCGGGTAATTAGGCGGAAGTGTATTCAGCGCATCGGTCTGTAGCTGGTAATAGACCGCGCCTGAATCTGTGACCATCGGCTGAACTCGGCACGGGTCAAGGATGTAAAGCTCAGTCACTACGCCGCGATTATCGCGACGCTTCAATCCGTAGGCATTGCCCTGTGTCAATTTTGATACCACCCATAGCTCGCGGAATTGCTGCGGGGTCTGCCATGGGTTCGGTTTGCGGAGTACGGGGGAATATGCGGCGTTTTCTACTTCCGTCCAAATTCCGTTTAATTTGTTTTTCTGCTTTAGACAGAATGGCAGGCGTCCCAAATCCGTCGCAATACGCATGACGCATGCATATAGCGTCGGATAGCAAAACAAATCGGCGCGTGTTTCTTCGACATTTTGCTGCCACGCTCCTGTAAACGCCTCAAGAATACGACGCCAACCATTGCGCGACGCAGGAACGGGCGTTCCATGAATCGTCTTAGTGCGCGCAATCGTGAACCCGAGGAATTTCACTTAGGATTGCGCCTGCATGTCGCGGCGCTGATACGTGCGCTTCGGCTTGCCGGTGCGCGGCGAGATTTCAGCATCCGAGATGCTATCCTCGTCCGGCATCACGGCGGCTGTTACCTCGCGCAGTTTTCCAATGCGGATCAGGATGCGCGCAGCCTTGTCGTGAATTTCAAACTCGGTGCCGATCTTGTGCTGGTTGAAGTTCTTTCCAACGGGTGTGACTTTCATAGTTGCTCCAAAAAAGGAGCGCCCGAAGGCGCTCCCAAATGCCGCTGTGTAAAGTTTCTTAGCAAGCGCCGGGGAAACCGTCGATCCACTGGACAGCACCGCTGCGACGCAAACCCCACCAGATGAAGCGCTCGGCGCGAAATGCCACCGAGTTGGTTTGCCACATCGAAACAGACTGCGAAGCGGTCGGCGTGCCTGAATTGCTGGCAGGCGCATCGCTCATTTCGAGCGAAACCTGATCCGACTGGTCGAGCGTCACATTGCCATCATCGGCCAGATAAACTTCCGACTCATCCACGAGGATGAATGGCGAGCCACCTGAGCCGCCGTTGTTCGCAAGATACTGCGAGACACGGAGCGGGATGCCATCGAGCGTGCCGCCGAACGGAGTCACGCCAGGGAACGCGACGTTACCGAGCGAATCGCGTTTGAACGCCAAGTTACGGGCAACGGCAGGCGTGGTGTAGTACGCCGGACGTGCGCCGAGGAAGGTCGAGTCCCACGGTGCCCACAGGCGCAGCAACGCGCAGCGGATATCGTCCGGGTCTTGGCTGGCGGGACCGGCAACCGGGTTGACGCCGTTGAGCAGGCCAGCCGGCGAGACATTCGCCACTGCCGCTGCATCTGGATCGAACAAGTCGCCGTCGATCTTCGCAATGACGCAATCGGCCAGCGAGTCACGTACCAGAACTTCAGCCGATGGATCGGAGAAGCGGGCCAATTCCTGCGTGATGACTGCAATCGCCGCGACCTTGGTGAAAGAACTGGACGTAGCGTTGAAGTCGAACTTGGTGACAGGCTTCGCCTTGCCCTGCCCGACCCAATTTGCCGTGCCGCCGCTAGTCTGACCGCCAACGCGGACGTTGAACGGGATCGGGCGGAACTGCGCCTGACCAATCAGCGTTTTTGGACGAAGGTAATTGATGAAGTCGCCGCCGAACGTCTGCGCGTAGACAAGCGGAGCAGCCCAGGTCGTGTCGGTCGTGTTGCCTGCTGGAATGTTCGTCTTGGTCTTGAACATCTCGGACAGGTCAGCGCCTTCGGCCTGCGCCTTCAGCGTCTTGACGACGGATTCGGTCTGCGGGTAGTGGCGCTCTGCGAGCTTCTGTGCAACGTCGTGGCGACCTTTCGCCTTGGTCAAGCAGATAGCATAACGGGCGAACGCAATTCCTGGTTCCAACTTCTCAACCGTCTTAAGCTGAAGATCAGCCCCACGCAATGGCGTCGAGCTGGCCGGAGCATTGGCCTTCGTTTTGTCGTCGACCGGCTTGGCCGTCAGCTTGTCCTGATCCTCGAGCGCCTTGGTGCGGTCAACATCGGCGTTGATTGCCTTAATGTCGCCCTGCAAGGTCTCGAATTCCTCGACCTCGGCCGTGTTCATCGTGCGGCCTTCATCCATAACGGCCTTGTGAATTTGCTTCATGCGCTCAGATTTCTCCGCGCGCGTCGCTTCAAGTGAAGCGATGTGCTCAGCGTAGGTTTTCACCTGTTTTGATTCCTTGATTGGCGCCTCACGGCGCTAAATGGATCGGCTGAATTTCAGCCCCGCGCAGCCCTATGGCCTCCCGCAACAAAGGGGAAGCGACGCCTGCGTATTGCGGTATTACTTCGTCAGGCGAACTGCGCCTACGTTGGATTTCACATTAACCAGCTTGATCGTTCGCTCGCCTGTGCACGCAAGCTTGATCGAGCGGATTACTTCGCGCGGCAATGGATCGCCGCTCATGGATTTGATTGAGGTAATTACTGCCTGCGGCAGTGCCGGAATCGACACTGCAGACAGTTCGTAGATTTCGATTTCCTGATAGTCAATGCCACCGTCATCCTTGAAAGCATATTTGATCGGCTTGAAACCGATACTGACCGCGCGCACTACGCCATAAGATATTTCACCCCATGCCGTATCGACGCGATCCCTGAAAGGCCCGGGCTCATCGACAACAGGAATCTCGGCGTCGAACTGAATGCCTTTGGAAGTCGGTTTCTGAAAAACCACGTTTCCAATTGGCGACTCCCTATTATGCTGATGCAGCAATACGAGGGGATTCTTGAAGGTCGCGCCCAGCGGATTTACTGTGTCGCCCATTCGGTCAGTCGCTGGCGTAGTCGCCCAGCCTGAAAACGTGCGCCGCGCTTTGTCGAGCGCCTTGACCTCAAATAGGGCGTATCCGCGTTGATTGTCCATTACTTCTCCGGTTTAAGCATGCGCTCGAGCCGCGCCCTTGCCTTAGCGCACAACTTGGAATCTGGATTCTTGCAAAGTAACTTCACCAGCCTGCGCTGGCGATCAATACAGCCCTTGCAACTCATAGCTATCCCACAGCAAAAAGAACTAATGGCCGCTTTTCAGCATGCAGCGCGTGAGCCGCGCCTATGGCCATCGACAATGCAATGGCCGGATCGATTTTGTTGATCGACCGCAATTTCGACAGCCAATGATTGCCCCACTTGTCTTCTTCAATCACGGCAGACAGGATTGCCGAAACCAGAACGGGGTTTTTGCGGAGCCGTATCCTTCGCTCGAGCATTGCTTCTTCGAGCAATCGAACTGACCCGGGCATCCATAGCCCTTCAGGTTCTGTCTTCGCTGCCTTGGCAGCGTCAATCATTGCCTGCGTGGGCTTGCCTTTCTTCATTCCGCCTTGCGGGTGTTCGGCAAACTCCAGCTTTAGCCCAATGGTCGAAACGTCTTCCTCAAACCGCTTGAACGCAAATCGGTCGTAGGCGACAACTTGAATCTTATAGTTCTGCTGATCCTCTGCCAGAGACTGAGCGACATGGATATAGCTGATGCTCTCGCCGGGCGGTGCATTCAAATGCCCTTGCTGCACCCAAACCGAATACGGGATCTTGTCGCGCAACTCTCGCGCCGCCATTGTGTCGCGTGGAGTCCATGCCTCAATCCATGCATCGAACTTCGGCTTTTTGACGACTACGCGCTTACCATCCTTGACCGACTCAATCTCAACTTCGCCGGTCTGGACAACGCATGCTTTGGCGGTCAAGTCCCGGTTTTGGGACAAGTCCAGCCCGGCGAAAATCTTTTTGCCTTTGTGCTCGGCGATAGGATCAAAGTCCGCCAAGCACGGATCTAGCGTTGATCGTGCCATCCATGCCGTTTCGGCATCAGTCCAGACGCAGAAGTGAAGCCTGAGTATTCCGTTGAGCTTGCCAGGGATTGCCTTGGCATGAGCCACCACGCCGGCTAGGTATTCTTCCGTGATCGTCACGCCGAGCAAGGGATTAGCCTTGATCCAGCATGACGGGTCTGTCAGAGCGTCGTCATTAGAATCAAGAGAACAAACGAAGCTGAAAGTTGAATCGTCAATTATTCCGCCTACGAATGTCGGATCAGTTACCGCATCAATACTGCCAGCGGCAACCTTAATCGCGTGTTCGTGTTCCTCCCACGCTACAGAATTACGATCAGTTCCGCTGTTCGTAATCATGAACAGTAGCGGCTGACGGCGGAACTTGAACCCGCGCTCGAGCGTTTCGATAATGCTGCGATCAGGTAGCTCGTGAACCTCATCGGCTAGGATGAAGTACGGGCGCGGACCTGAACCTGTCTTGCCTGCATCTCTCGAGACCGGTCGAAAGAAACTGCCGTTGGCGTGATAGGCGATGTTGAACTCTCGCCCAGGTCCGCCTGATAACTCCAAACGCTTGCTCAGCGCAGGCGATGCCCTGACCATCTTCACGGCATCAGCGAATAGCACGCCGGCCTGATCACGCTTTGCCGCGGCGGCATAAATCTGCGCGCCAGCCTCGCCATCAGATGCTAGACCAAGCAGTCCTAACCCAGCCGCAATGGGCGACTTACCATTGCCCTTCCCTTGTTCGACATAGGCGCGACGGAAGCGCCTTGCTCCATCGTCACGCTTCCAACCCAGCAGAGACCCTACGATGAAACACTGACTAGGTTCAAGGTGAAAGGCCTTGCCTTCAAATTGGCCCTCGGACAGCTTGAGGACCGTTTCGAAATACTCAAACCCTTTAGCTGCTGCCTGCGCGTCAAACCATAATCCGCGCTCGCCGCCACTCTCCAAGTCCAGCAAATGTCTGCGGCAGGCATTCCGAACATGCGGCCCGGCGATGATCTCGCCA